TTGCCGCTGAATTGCCATGCGCGTTCGCGGTTCAGGTATTGTTCGTATTGGTCGAGGTATTGGGCGACGGGGGCGGGCAGTTCGGGCGTTTGCCGGATTCGGGCGATTTCGGCGGCGGCTTCGCGCTGTTTGCCGTTTTGCGATTGGGTCAGCGCCAGTTGCAGACGCACGGGGGAAAATTCGGGATTCCTTTCCAGAATTTGGCGCAGTTTTTGTTCGGCGGCCATGAACTCACGCCGCACGCCGATGACCGCCCGCGATTCGGCGGCGTTGTACTGCGGCTCGTAGGGCTTTTTCGTCAGGACGTGATTGAGGAACTGGATTTCGGCGGGTTTGTATTTTTCGTTCCACAGGTCATAGAACATATCCGCCCATTTCTTTTGCGAGCGCCACATTTCTTTTTGCAGTTTCAGTTTCGCCCGCTCGTGGGTGAACTGCATCGTGGCAATGGTGATGGCCGCCGCCGCTTCGATGCCTGCCGCCGCCGCAGTGCCGATGTCGCCGCTCATGCCAGCTCCTTGTAGAGGTTCGTTGTGTAGGCGGCATAGCCGTGGTTTTCCAGCATCGGGATGTAGTCGCCGTAGGTGCTGACTTTGACGCGGTAGGCACCGTGCGCTTTTGCCCAGTCCTCGAAGGCGTGAAAGGCGCGGGCTATCGCCAGTTTGTTGCCCTGCGTCCGCGCGTCTTCTTTCAGGTAGGCGACGATTTCTTGCGCAATCAGTTTGCCGGTCAGGGTCTCGCTCACCATCATGCCGACGAAGACGCCAACCACTTGCCCGCCGTCTTCGATGAGTTCGCCGTACCAGCCGCGCTCACCGTTGAGCACGTGCAGCAGCATGGCATAGACGCGGTCGTCGATGGGGTCAATTTGGTTCACGGCGAAGATGTTGTGTTTTTCCGCCTGGTAGAAGGCGTATAGCGCTTGCAGTTGTGCGCCGGTCTCGATTTTCATGCGTCCTCCCGGTAGATGGAGAGGGCTTGCCTGGCGAAGTCGCGCGGGGCGTCGCCCGCGGCAAAGCTCTCGATGTGGTGGGTGTGGTTGGTGACGGGGCAGGTAAAGAGGCACACCACCAGCATCCCGGCGATGTGTTCGCCGTCGCGGCGGGTGAAGATTTTCAGTTTGCCGTTCACCCAGGCTTGCGCGAATGTTACCGGCCAGGCGACCAGCGTCCCCTGCGCCACCATGTACTCTACCAGCGCGGTGATGCGGCTTTCGTTGTAGGCGCCGTCGCCTTCGTGCGGCAGTTCGATGCGGTCAATCATTGCGGTTGTCTCCGTTCTGGCGTTATTCTTTCCGCTCGCCCTGCGGGGCGCGAATTGAAACGATGCGGTCAATCATGGGCTAAATCTCTCACGCTGGTTGCCAAAAAATAGGCGCTCACTTCGTGCTCGCCCGTTATTTCTACCTGCCATTCCATCCCGTGCCGCCCGACGGGCAGGCGGGTCGGCTGTAGTCCGGCGCGCGTGCGCTGGATGGTGCCGTGTTCGCTGTAGTGGCTCACTGCCACCGCGCCGTCGCTCATGAGGCGGAAGGCGGCAAAGCGGGTGTTGCCTGCGGCGTACTGCACTTTGCCGCGCCAGCGGTACGGCATTTTTTCCGTGCCGCCATCCCACAGCCACACGCCTGCCGCATCGCTGTAGTACAGCCGCCCGTTTTCCGCCGTGTGCCACGCCTGCGGTCGCAGCGACAGCGTGGTCAGCGCGGTATCGTCCGGCGCGGTGAAGGTGTCATCGGGCAGGTCGAAGCGGATGCAGGCGGTTGAGGTCGCGCCGTAGTACACGCCGTCGCACACCGTGCCCACCATTTCATGCGGGCGCAATGCCTGCCATTGTTCCGCGGTGTAGAAGTCGCGGCTGATGATGACCGCCTGATTCCCCTGCAACAGCACCAGCCCGTAGCGCGAGGCATAGACGCAGGCCGCGCCATGTACTGCCGCCGAGCGGCGCGAGACGACGGGCAGGGACTGGTACACGTCCAGCGGCTCAATCGCTACGCCGTCCTCGCAGTCGCCGCGAATGGCGAGCGGTTGCGGCCGCCCGTCGGTCAGCACGTAGGCGATGCCGGGGGCAGCTACCAGCGCGCGCGGGGTGTCGTAACAGCTCACTCGGTATTTGCGGTTCCAGGCGTGCGGCGCGCTGCGCTCGCTCATGAGGAAGCTGTCGCCCGACAGGCCGCAGAGGCGGTCGCCCAGGCTCGCCAGCTCGCGCAGGTCGTCCGGCGGCGGGTCGTAGGCCTCGGTGGCGCAGGCATCGCCCGCTACTTTTACGGTGTCGGTAAAGGCCGCCGTGCTGGCAGGCACTTCGCCGACAAGGAGAAATACCGCATCATCGTTCTCCAGCGCCTCGGTGCCGAAATCCAGCGGGCTTTGCGCGCGGTAGATACGGATGGCGGTGGCGTGGGGCGGCACGTCGAAACCGCTCACCGTCACCGGGGCAACGCTGTTGCAACGCAGCCACGGCGACGGCAATGACGGCGCGGATTCCCAGCCCATGCGGTTGACCACGGTGTAGGTGTAGGCACGCAGCTCCAGGCTGAAATCTTCGCCCGTGGTTTGTGCCGCGACCGCAGGCGCCGCCATGTTGCAGGGAAAGCCCAACGGCTCCCACGCGGGCGGGCAGGTGGTGGTGAACACGGGATGGTCGGCTACGCCGGTAGCGGCGATGATGGCGTCGCAGTCCAGTCCCGTCCTGGCGAAGCGGGCATGGCAGTCGCCGGTGATGGGGCAGCAGTCCGCCATGTACAGCGCCTGCCCGGTCGCGTCCGCGATCTTGAGCGGCTGGTGCCAGGCTTGCAGGGTGCCACGGGCGAGGTTCACGTCTTCGGCGATGGCGGCAAAGCTGGCTTGCAGGTTGTAATCGGTCTGCTTCGGCGCGATGCCGGAAAAGCGGGTCAGCGCTAGCCGCATGAATCGCACCCCCGCACGATTTCGCGCTGTGCTGGCCAGAGGCGCACCACGTTGCCGTTGTGGTCGATTTCCACATTGACGTTGTGGTGGATGCCCGGCGCCGCGACCTGCACCCGTGGCGCGTCGAGTTCTGGCCGCGTAACGGTGTGGCGGTCTTTGCATCTGCAATCACCCATGTTTACCTCCAATGCCCCGGTTGGCTGCTAAAGTGCTGCGCTGCATCCACCTTCGCCCGCACCACGCCACGGCTGAACTCGGCCATGCGCAGCGGGTAGGCGCTTTTGTCCGGCTTCGTGGTTTTGTCGCTGTCATCGCGCAGCGGCACCAGCAATGCTTGTGCCACCGCGTAGCTCACGATGGGCGAGAAATAGCGGTCATGCAGCAGTCGATCCACGCGGGTTGAGGCTTCGTCCGGCACGCCGACCACGGTCAAAATCACCTGCGCGCACTTGCGCGGCGCGGGGTGAATCTCCAGGCTGTTCGGCGGGTGGAACCAGTATTTTGCGTCGCCAACACACCATGAACAGCTATCGCCCACCGCCTGGTAACAGCAACCGTTCACCGACAGCAGGCGCACCCGCTCGATGCGCTCCCATTCGCCCAGACAAGGCCAGTAGTCGGCAACGCCGCATTGGGTTTCCAGTTCGATATTGCGGGTAAGAATTTTGCTCTGCCGCGCGAACTCGATGCAGCCCTGGCGGATGTAGTCGAGCAGGATGGCATCCGCTACGTGCGGCGCGAGGATGCGCACGTTCGGCAGCCAGGCGTCATAGCAAATGTACTGGATTTCTTTTTGTCGCCGGTACTCGGTGACGCAGTGCTGGCGCGGCGCGGCGGTGGCTGCACTGGCGCGCGAAAGCATCGCCATCGGCGACCTGTACGTCCGCGCGGCAAATATTGACCGCAATGACAAAATCCCGCTGCTGGAGGAAAAATGAAATTCAGGGCGGAGCACTACGCCTACTGCTGCCAGCATCGCACACTGCCGCGCAAGGAACTGGCCGAACGCTTCAACGCACACTTCGACACAAACCACAGCGTCAGCACTATCAACAACTACTGCAAACGCAAAGGCATCAAGACGGGCAGAAAAGGCAGATACGGGCCGGGACACACCCCGAAAGACGGCAGCGCGCCGCCGCCAGCCTCTGCATTCAGAAAAGGAAACAAATGCTGGAAAGAAAGACCCGTTGGTAGCATCCGCATGGACAAGGACGGCTACCAAATAGTCAAAATTGCCCAAAACCAATGGCGGCCATTGCATAACGTGGAATGGGAAAAACAGCACGGCAAAATCCCTGCTGGCTATTGCCTGCGCTTTCTCGACGGCGACAAGACAAACTGCGCCTTGGAAAACCTGGCATTACTGCCGCGCGGGGCAAACCTGCGCATCAACAGCATGACAGTCGGCATGAAACAATGGATACACGACGCGGAAAGCCATCAGGCCGTCATCAATACCGCAATACTGGAACACCTCACGGAGAAAAACCATGCGTAAAACCATCCGCCGAATAATCCACTACCCAGCACCGGAAAGAACGGCACCGCCGGAACACTTTCCCTACTACTATCCGGCGCTTACCGGCGACGACGCGCACACATTATCCGGAATCTGGTACGGCGGCAAACATGAATATGCCTTGTTGAAACGTGGGCTGGTACACCGCACAAGGGAGAACGCCATGAAACACGCAAAGGCATTATTGGGAGAGAAATAATGCGCATGATTAACGCCAGAGAAGCCATGCAAATAGTAGGCTTTGAAAAAACAAAATTCTATCAGATGGTGGCCGACAAAGAATTCCCGGCAGGGAAACGGGTGGGCGTTTCAACCCGCTGGCCGGATTACATCGTGCAGGGATATGCCATCCAATATTGGGGACTTGACGAACCGATGCCGGAAATGGCAGAAAGCAGCCTTGCTGAAATCATGACGTGCGTCGCAAAAGTGAGGGCGCTATGTGCCTGATTTGCACTCGTCAAGAAAATCAGACCACGCTTGCATCATCTCGCGGCGCTGTTGCAAATAATCAGCGTGATTATAGGCGGCAGACGTATCATTTTTCTTTTCGTGCGCCAATTGCCTGTCAACATACACCGGAGAAAACCCCATCTCATTTAACAGCGTTGATGCCGTACTGCGGAAGCCGTGCGGCACGAGCACCTCATTGCTGTAGCCTATGCGGGCAAGCGCCTTGCGCATGGTGCTGCTGCTCAACACGGGGCTCGCCCCTTTCTTTTTGGAAATCGAGGGGAAGACATAGCCTTCCTGCGGCATAAACACCGCGTAATCGTCAAACAGCCTGATTACCTGCTGTGACATCGGCACCACGTGCGGGCGTTTCATCTTCATAATTTCAGCAGGGATGCGCATTAACGCCGCCTCAAAATCCAAATACTCATAGCGCAAATGACGAATCTCAAAAGAGCGCAAAAAAACATGAGGCAATAGACGCAAAATAAAAACCGTCTGAATTTCGCCGCGCAAACCATCAATATCGCGCAGCAGCTTCCCGAGCAGAACCCTATTAGTAATGTGAGGATAATGCTTAGATTCTGGTTTCCCCACCCGAACGCGCCCCATCGGATTATTCTCAGTCAATTCCCTGTCAAGCGCCAAATTAAACACCTGATTGAATAACGCCCTGACGCGGAATGCTGTTTCCTGTTTGCCCAAACTCTCCAGGCCATCAATCAAAGCGCGAATCTCCGCCGCCTTAATATCGTGAATCGAACGATGCCCAAACTTCGGCAAAATAAAATGCTCCATCCTTGAGCGCGCATTTTTATAAGTTTTATCGGTACATTTTCGTTTCTTTTCCTGCAATAGCCGCTCCGCGGCTTCGCCAAAAAGCATATCCCCGGCCTGCGTGAGCTGAATATTCTCGCCCCTGTCCAACGACAAACGCAGCTCCGCCACCTTCGCCCGCGCCTCGCGCAGTGACAAAGCCGGATACTTGCCGAGTGTCATATCGCGCCGCTTGCCCGCCACCTGATAGCGGAAAATCCATGACATCGCCCCGGACGGCCAAACCGATAGGCTCAAGCCGTCAACATCCTGTTCACGGTAGCGGGTATCTCTGGGGCGTAACTTCTTGATTTTGGCGTCGGTAAGCATGGTGTGGGCTGTAGAGTGGGTTACAAATACAGCCCACAGTATAGCCCACAAACGGGCGCGGATTGCGGCGGAATGGCGCGGAGTACTACGGAAAGGGGAGGGCGGTTAATCCGTTAAATTTCGCCCTGTTACGGAGTGAAACGGAGTCCTGCGGAATAAACGGAAGTGCCCCCGAGAGGAATTGAACCTCCAGCCTTTCCCTTAGGAGGGGAACGCTCTATCCGATTGAGCTACGGGGACATTGAAAAATAAAGAAAAAAGAGTTCGCCGATAAGCCGGGTTCTGTCTGGGGCAATCATTCATCTGCGATAACCGTTACCGGCTACCTCTAGCAACCTACCCGGAATCACGGCGGGCCGCCGCAACGATTCCCTATTTGGTCTTGCTCCGGGTGGGGTTTACCCTGCCAAGCCTGTTACCAGCCTTGCGGTGCGCTCTTACCGCACCATTTCACCCTTACCTGCACGCAGGCGGTATCTTTTCTGTGGCACTTTCCGTCGGCTCACGCCGCCCGGGCGTTACCCGGCACCCTGCCCTGTGGAGCCCGGACTTTCCTCCAATCCGAAGATCAGCGATTGCCTGGCGAACTCAGGGCGCGGATTCTAAAGAGAAGCGCCCCAACTTGCAAGCCTGTAACCCGCCCATTAAAATGCGGGAAACCCCTTGAACCAACAGGAGAAAACCCATGATTGGCTGGATTGTCCTCGCCCTTGTCGCCCTCGCCGTCATTGCGAGCATTGCCATCTACAACCGCCTCGTCAATTACCGCAACGATGCGAAAAACGCCTTCGCGCAAATTGACGTGCAACTCACCCGGCGCTACGACCTCATCCCGAACCTCGTCGAAGTCGCGCGCAAATACCTGCAACACGAACAGGAAACGCTTACCACCGTCATCGCCGCCCGCGACCAAGCCGCCAACGCACTGAAAAACACCGCAGGCAGCGGCACGAACATCGGTGCCCTCGCCGCGGCGGAACAGGCACTGGGCGCACGTCTCGGCGGCCTCTACGCCACCTTTGAAAACTACCCTGACCTCAAGGCGGACAACCAGCTCGCCGCGCTGCGCGAAGAAATCGCCTCCACCGAAAACCGCATCGCCTTCTCGCGCCAGCATTACAACGACAGCATCACCGAATACAACAGCGCTATCGAACAATTCCCCGCCAACATCATCGCCGGGATGTTCGGCTTCCGCGCCGCCGAGCTGCTGGAAATCGAAGACATCGCCGCCAAACGCCAGCCGGTGCCAGTCAAATTCAGCTAACGACATCCCCCTCCCCCCCCCCGCGGGGGCCCCCCGCGGGGGGGGGGGGGGGGGGGG